GCAGCATCTAGCGAAGGCGACGGTCGCAGCATTATGCTGGCGGCGACTATGAGCGACCCGATCGAACAGCGGTGGTGCATCACTGGCGCAGATGAGAAGCGCATCGCCTACACGACACTCGATCTGCGTCAGGCAGATGACGGCACGACGCTCTACGGGTACGCAGCCGTGTTCGACTCACCGAGCGAGCCGATGCCATTCGTCGAGTATGTGAAGCGTGGCGCATTTCAGAAGACGATCAAAGACGGCGCAGATGTGCGGCTGCTCATCGACCACGAAGGTGTGCCGCTGGCACGCACGAAGTCAGGCACGCTCAGGCTCAGCGAAGACGAGCGTGGTCTGGCGGTCGAAGCAGAACTCGACCCGATGAACCCTGACGCTGCACGAGTCATCTCAGCGATGAAGCGTGGCGACCTGTCACAGATGTCGTTCGCCTTCCGCACTATCAAAGACTCGTGGTCAGACGATCGCACCGTGCGTGAACTGCGTGAAGTGCAACTGTTCGATGTGAGCGTCGTGACATTCCCTGCCTACGAGCAGACCGTCGCAGAGATCAGGTCGAGACTGTTGCAAGACGAAGCGCAGCCACCTACACTGACATCGACGAGCACAGCCGTCAGCGTGCGTAAGGCACAGTTGGCACTCGCTCGCCGCAAGTAATAGTCAGCCGAGACACAGCCGAGAGATCACTGTCGAAGTCTCACTGAGTGACACACCGACTCACACCTAAGGAACAGACATGACCTACTCGAAGAACCTGACCGAGAAGCGTGACGCAGCACTCGCTGCCGCCGATGCTGTGGTGGCTGCCGCCGCCGATGCGAAGCGTGAACTCACGACCGAAGAAGATGCACAGATCGCACAGACGCTCGATGTCGTGCGTGATCTCGACGAGCAGATTCGCCGTCACAAGGAACTGGAAGAGCGTGCCGCTGCCGCCGCCGAGAGCCGCAAGGCTACTGGTGTCGAAGCCGCTGTGACGACCGTGAAGAGCGAGCCACGCACCTACTCGCCGCAGTCATCGAACTCGTTCATCGCTGATGCGTTCCGTGCGCAGTTCAGCAACGACTTCTCAGCGCAAGAGCGTCTTGCACGCCATATGCGTGAAGAGCAGGTTGAGCGTCGTGATGTCACCAGCAGCAACTTTGCTGGTCTCATCGTTCCGCAGTTCCTGACCGATCTCGCCGCACCGTTCGCAAGGGCTGGTCGCCCTGTCGCTGACCGTGCTCGCAGGCACGCTCTGCCCGATGCAGGTCTCACGATCTCGATCTCGAAGGTGACGACTGGCTCAGCCGTCGCTTCGCAGACCGAAGGTGCAGCAGTGCAAGAGACGAACATCGACGACACGAAACTCGACATCTCTGTCGTGACCGTCGCTGGTCAGCAGAATGTGAGCCGTCAGGCGATCGAGCGTGGCACGAATGTCGATACGCTCGTCATGGCTGATCTCATGGCTGCATACCACACCGACATCGACAACTTGCTGGTGGCAGAACTGTTCTCTTCGGCTGGTCAAGCAGTGACCTACACCGATGCATCACCGACCGTCGCAGAGTTGTACCCGAAGTTGGCTGACGCTGTGCAGAAAGTGCAGACGACTTTCTACGCTGGTCCGAATGCGATCATCATGCACCCACGCCGTCTCGCCTTCATCTTGGCGGCTGTCGATGGTCAGAACCGACCAGTCGCAGTTCCGTCGCCATACGGTGTGAACCCTGTCGCCACTGGCGCAGGCTCACCGCAGTACGGCAACAGCGGCTACTCGATCATGGGTCTGCCTGTCATCACCGATGCGAATGTCGCAACGAACAAAGGCAGTGGCACGAATCAAGACACGATCTATGTCGGCAACCTGCAAGAACTGCACCTGTGGGAACAGGGCAACGGCGACCCGATGATGCTGCGCTTCGAACAGCCGAAGGCTGCCGAACTCGACATCACGATGATCGTTTATGGCTACTCAGCCTGCACCGCTAATCGCTACCCGAATGCATGGGCGCAGATCAACGGAACTGGTCTGGTCACACCCACCTTCTAACTCGTGACGCTGGTAGCACCACCACTGGTGCTCTGCTACCAGCACACAGTCAGCATCTATGAGTGACGCACGACTGATCGCCGCACTGCTCGATGAGCGTCGTGGCTATCTTGCACGACGACTCGCAGATCGTGTCGCTGATGTCGATGCTGCTCTCGCTGCACTGAACTACGCTGTGGCAGAGACAGCGACTATCGAGCCGCAGGTAGAGACTGCGACGAGAAAGAAGCCGCTGCGACGAAAGAGAGACTGACGCATGGCGATCACGAACGGCTACTGCACGCTCGCAGAAGTCAAGGCAGCCCTGAGACTCTCTGACGCTATCGACGACACGCTCATCGAGAACTCGATCGAAGGTGCGTCACGCCGCATCGACGGCTACTGCGGCAGGTTCTTCTACAAGACTTCTGCGATCGCCGTGCCGCTGTTCGCACACGATGCGTATCGTCTGCAAGTCAGCGACATCTCGTCACCGACGGGTCTCATCGTGAAACTCGACAATAACGGCGACGGCACATTCGAGACGACGCTGACGCTGAACACCGATTACATCGTCGAGCCGACCGACTACGCCATTCTCGGCAGACCGATTCGCACGCTCACCATGATCGGCGGCTACACCTTCCCGATGTTCTACATTCCGTCTGAGTGCGGCGTGCAGGTCACTGCACTGTGGGGCTGGAACGCCGTGCCTGACGATGTGCGTGAAGCGTGCGTGCTGCTGAGCATCAGACAGTTTGCACGATACAACGCTGCTCTGGGTGTCATGGCGTTCGCTGACATGGCGATCACGGTGCGTGCCGTCGATCCCGATGTGCGTGACCTGTTGCAGCCGTACAAGTTGCTGGGTGTCGCCTGATGCCTGCCACCGTGTCGCAGGTCGCTAACGGTCTGAAAGCGAGACTCGCCACGATCTCAGGGCTGCGCACCTTCTCGTATCAGCCTGAGCAGGTGAACCCACCTGTGGCGTTCCCGATTCTGGAATCGGTCGAGTATCACCGTGCGTTTGGCGGCGGCGATGTGCAGATGCGGTTCACCGTGATGACGGTCGTGGGCAGGTATCTCGACCGTGTGGCGCACACGAATCTTGACGGCTACCTGTCGTACAGCGGTGCGACATCTCTGCGTGCAGCGATCGAAGGCGACCCGACACTCGGTGGTGTTGCGCAGACACTCGTGCTCGACTCTGGTGCAGCAGTCGGCTCGCTCACTGTTGCGGAAGCAGACTTCCTGTCTGTATCATTCTCGGTGCTAGTTCACGCATAAGGCAGAAACGATGACGACTTACAAGATCACCAGCGATTACACCACGCTCGGTAAGAACGGCGACACGGTGAACGCAGATGATCTCGAAGGTCTGAATGTCGATGCGCTCATTCAGGGCGGTCACATCGAAGCAGTCGTCGTGACTGCACGGAAGCACGAGAAGAAAGACGCTGACTAATGGCAACGCTTGTTCTGACGAACCCACTCATCTCGCTTGGCGGCACGGCTGTCAAAGGATTCACTACGAGCGTCACTCTGAACTACGAAGTAGATCAGGTCGAAGTCACTGCGTTTGGTGACACAGGGCGCAAATACACAGGCGGCTTGCAGAACATCTCGGTTGATCTCGAACTGAACCAAGACTTCGCTGCGTCATCAACCGAGTCGATCGTGTATCCGCTGGTCGGTACGACGACCACGATCACGATCAAACCTGTCGATGCTGCGACATCAACGACGAATCCGCTCTACACGATCAGCAATGCCTATCTCTCGGCGCACACCCCTGTGTCAGGTGCAGTGGGCGAACTTGCTACTACTTCGCTGTCCTTCACAGGCGGCTCACTCGTCAAGACCACCGCCTAACACAAAGGAAGCATCATGGCTGTCATCGTTCTAACGAATGCTCACATCACGGTGAACAGCGTGGTGCTATCCACGAATGCCAACAGCGTGACACTGAACTACGAAGTGGAACAAGTCGAGAACACTGGATTCGGTTCGACTGGTCACACCTTTCAAGGTGGGTTGCAGAACAACAGCGTGGACATCGAGTTTATGCAGGACTTCGCAGCAGCGAATGTCGAAGCAACCGTGTATCCGCTCGTCGGCACTACCACGACTGTGATCGTGCGACCGAACGGTGCGACGACATCATCGACGAATCCTTCGTACACGATCAGCAA